CTCAACGTACTTCTACGGAGTTCTTGAGTTCGTTGAAACGGGATATAGAACGATTGTATTCTTCCCCTGAAGAATTAGCTAAACAGGCAAACGCGAGATTAAAAAATACGGTAGACCGAGAGATATCTTCGTTAATCGCGCGATTTGGAGATACAAGTTATGAGGGAGGAGAATTCGCTTTACGGGCGATCAAAGTAAACAAAGCCCGGTTTGATGAAGATGTCGATATGCTATATGCCAAAGCAAGTGAGTTGTTTGGCGATAAAGATATAATAGGAACGCAACCCCTCAAAAATGCTCTTGCCCAAATAGTAAAAAAACACATAGCTACTGGTCCAGAAATAGAAAAATCTGCGTTAGGAAAAGTTATTAATGGTCTAAATGATAATGTGTCCGTGGACACCATGAACATGGTCCGTACAGCCCTTAGAGAAGCGTCTTACGATCCAAGTCTGATTGGTTCTCAGGATAGGATGCTTTTAACCCAGTTATTAAAGAAGGTAGATGATTCTATTGACGAGGCCCATGTCTCCTTCTTGGATACCAATCGCCCAGAGGTGTGGGCTTCTGGACAGATGCAAGATCCAGTTGGTAAACGACTTCTTTCTAAGGATGAAACAGCTGCAGTGTTGGCTAGGTGGGACATGCAGAAAGCTGGTTTTGAAGCACTAAGAAATGCCCAAGATTTTTATAAAAAAGGAATAGGAAGATTCGATACCTTCTTGGCGAAGAAAATGACCTTAGAGTCAAAAGGCGGCGAACTAGTTGATCCAGATGCGATTCTGGAAACAATTATCCAACCTAATAGGGGAAAATTATTAAAAGATTTATTGGATGCCACCCGTCCCACCCCTCGTAAAGGATTAGGAGGCAAAGAAGGATTCCCAATTCAGCCAGGACCACGAAGTTATCTTGATTTAGTCCCCGACATAAATGTAAAGATTGATCCCATAGACGTAAAGATTGATCCGTCAGCAGCTGTTGGTAAGCCGAAACGAGCGCCGGGGGCCAAGCCAACAGTTATTAATCTCCGTGAGACAGTTGCCGCTAATCCAGATGATCCGTTGGCCAGATTTTTCAAACGGCGTTTTGATCAACAACGATCCTTCGCCAATGAAGTTGCCGAAGCTAGAAAGGCTGGTACTAACTATAGGACGGCTGTACGCCAAAGTCTGGCTAGAAGATGGATGGAAAGGGCCATAAACGATCCTTCAACCACTAATATTTTTGGGCGCACAGATCCTCTTAAACTTTCTGCACAGATTCGTGAATTAGGTTCCACAGGAAAAGTCTTATTCGGCAAGGACTATGACGCTGTTATGCGGAGCGTGGCCGATATATCACTTGTAGGGGATGAGATAGGAGAAGCAGAGCTTCGCAGTTTAGCAGGGCGCCCAATTACAGAACAGATAGAAGCTGTCCGACAAATGACAGGGACTGTGGAAGATTTGAAGGGGCTTCCATTTTTACGAAATTTAGAAACAGCCGCTCGTTCTGGTGAGATGGACAAAGTGGTTAATCTAGTTACCAGAAACAAGGATACTATTCGACAGGCAAGAGAACTTTTTGGGGCAGATTCATCCGTTATGAATGATGTTAAGGATACGCTTTTAGCTCGTATTCTTGGATCAATAGGGGACCCAAGTTCAGAAATAACTGCGCGTGGTAAACGAACACTTTCCCCAGAATTTGTTAAAGAAGTAATGAGCGGGAGAAAGCATGACCAGATAATGAAATCCATAGACTCTCTTGGACGAGATAAAATGGAAGATTTATTCGGAACTGAAGTAATCAAAGGAATTGAATTATTAGCGAAAAAAGCAGAAGCCGTGTCTATGCGTCCTTTAGCTGGACTAGGTGGTTTGGAAACTGCAAATATTGCTCGTTCTCTTACCATGGGGGCTATGTTTATTAAGCCTATTGGTGTGCTATCAACTGTACTTGGACTCAAAACAGCAGCAACTGTACTACGGTCTAAATTCTTTTTAAACACGATGGCACGACCTACAGGGGATTTAGCTAATGCTGGTAACTTGGAACGTGCTCTCGGACTCGCGTGGGCTGGGGCAGGAAGAACAGGTATACAGGCCACAGCACTACAAATAGAAGAGGAACAAAAGAGAGCATCTGCCTTTAAGAAACGGGTGGCAACTGGAGTTGGACCCGTAATTACTGAACGAACCCAAGTCAGGCCCCCAACTTCGATGCCTGTTCCAGGAGCCCCGGCCCCTGGCGCTCCTCCTGTTGGCAGATATGCCATCCCTGAGTACAACGCGGGAGACATAATGCGTCAAGTTGAACAGGAAAAGTTACTGGGCCTTAGACAATAATGAAACTATCCGACCACTTCTCCCTATGGGAGTTAACCAAGTCGCAGACGGCAACACGAAACGGAATAGACAACACACCAGATGAGGAGTCGATAAAGAACCTGAAGGAAGTATGCACCAATATTCTTGAGCCGGTGAGGACGCACTATGGTCGCCCCTTTACTCCCTCAAGTGGTTACAGGTGTATAGATCTTAACCAGTTACTAGGGTCCTCGGACAGGTCACAGCATATAATTGGTCAAGCGGTTGACTTCGAGGTTCCGGGAATACCGAACATAGATGTGGCACGATTGATTATTAATGAGCTAACTTACGATCAATTGATACTGGAATTTTACAAGGAAGGGGAACCCCACTCAGGATGGGTGCATTGCAGTTATGTCGGAACTAGAAACAGAAATAGCGCTCGCCGCTTCGACGGGAGGACCTGGTCCAGTTTGTCCTAAGTGCGGCTGCGATAAACCAAAAATCTTTGTCCATGGTCATTACCAATGCGCTGATTGCAAGTGCATAGCGGATGGAGACTGCTGCCAAGGAGAAAGATCTTAGTATGGCATATCAAAGCCCAGAGACTGCACAACAGGTGGCTACTTCCGGTGGGATCCCCATTCGGCAAGCCATTGTTTCCCTGGCTGCCAGCCGTAGGGTGGATCCAAACGAGTATCTTAATATGGCGAGTGAGGGGATTGGTAGTATAACTCCTAAATCTACAGACCCCCCCATTACAAGTGGATAGGACAATGAAGTGGCTGGCCTTTTTGTTGGTCATGTTCCCCTCCTTTGCCTGGGCAATAAGTCCCTGTTTAAACCATCCAAGAGTACCTAGAGATTATTTTGTGGCTCTATTGGCCTCAGAAGCCCAAGAACATTTAACTTGGCAAGGTCTGATTGCCCCTCCTAATAATAAATATCTCTTTGAATTGTTTGTATCTGACGAAGGATCATGGACCTTGGTCCTTACGGGAGTGGATTCACTTTCCTGTACTGTTGGTACCGGAAACCAATGGATACCTTTTTCAAAAGGCCACTAACTACTTCGCATCCCCCCAGTTTTCTCCTATACCGACATCAACCCGTGACGGTATCTTCATATCCGTCACACAGTTCTCCATTAATAATTTAATACTTTCGATCTGAGTGTCATCCTCAATGGAAAAGCACAACTCGTCATGAACCGTAAGCATTGGTATGTACCCACTTCCCATACAGTCCTGCATAGCTTTCTTGGTCTGGTCCGCACTGGAGGCTTGAATTAATCGGTTAAGTGCCTTAAACGTGAACGCGACCTGGTACTTATCAGGGTCATGGTCCCTCCAGTATTCCTGCCGCTCGGCTTCAGGTGTGGCAATTATATCACGCCATCTTTCTTCCAGCTTATCCACGTGGACAGGGGATATCTTGGCGCGGAACCCTTTATCTCTCATGGGAAATCTGCACTTGCGTCCCATCAGGGTGTGTAATTCTTTCTGAGAAGAAGCATGTTTCATTACAGTAGATGCCAATGTACGTATAAAAGGAACCTTCTCGTCGTATTCGTCCCGTATTTCTCTGGCCTCTTCCATACTTAACTTGCCAAGCATGTTGCCTAGTTTGGCCAGCCCCATTCCATACATAATTCCCAGGTTAATGGTCTTAGCGCGACGCCTGTCGAGCCCAGCCATATCCGCAACCATCTGGTGGAAGTCAATATCATCCTGTTTGTATAGCTCCACAATTTCTTTAACCTTGGGATGATCCTTCGTAGAAGGAGTGAGGGATGCATAATGCATCAACCATCTCGGTTCTTGGGCGCTGTAGTCGAAGCTCCCCCAGACGCATCCTTCTTCTGGTAAGAAGAGGCCCCGGACGAGTTGTTTAATTTCAGGATGTCGAGCGGGTACTTGCTGCAAATTTGGATGACTAGAGGAAAATCTGCCCGACACAGTCCCACCGTCATCCGAGCGCAACTGGTTAAACTCACAGTGGATGCGATCATCGTACTGATGATGAAGGATCGTATCCACAAAGGTGGTGTTCGCCTTGTTGTACTCCCGTATCTCCAGAATCTTCTTGGCAACCGGATGGCTATGGTCTTGTAAGAAGTTTTTAGTGAAACTAGGTGCTTGGGACTTGGCTGTTCTTTCATAGGTTAGACCTAACTTGTCGAACACAGAAGCCATACTGGTCGCGGTCCACGGCTCAAGGTCCACTCCTGTTTCCTCTTTAACCTCTACAAGAAGCTTCCTCTCCTTGCCTTCCAGTATCTTTTTTGTCTTCTGTGCTTTCTCCAGGTCCACTCTAACCCCTCTTCTTCGCATCTCAAAGACAAGGGGAAGCAAAGACAACTCAAGATCCAGGATAGGCAAGCAATTGTCTTTCTCTATTTCTTTGTATAGCACATGCCATAGTTCCAAAGTCAATCTGGCATCTGTCTCCGCATACAAAGCAACTCTCGATGCCGGAAGCTTCCACATTTCCGCTTTGGCATCTACCCCGTGTTGGGCTGCTGCACGTTTTAATTCCTCCTCCGCTTTTCGTTCTCCAAGGTATGAGGCTCCTAGCGCATTAAGGGAGTAACTGAAACGATTTTCGTCCAGTAAGGGAGCGGCCACCATGGTATCGAGTATCGGACCTTTAACCTTTATACCTTCACTCAACAACCACCCCAGATCGTACTGTGCATTATGGAATACCACTGACATGCCATAATCCAACTGATCTTGCAGCCAACGGCACACCAGGTTTTTGGACATGTTCCCCGGACCCCAGTGAGCAATCGGAAGATAAGCGTTCCACCCCTCCGTAGCGACTGCGATCCCAACCAACTTACCATCTTTACGCGGCCAGCCCGGTCCCAAATCCTTGAGGTTTGGGTCCTTGGTTTCTACGTCGATTGCGATAATTTTCTCGCCAGACAGGTCAGGAAGGTTCTCGGGAGGGGTCCATATTGATTCCTCAAATAGATCCTCGCGCACTAGTCTAGTCTCTCTTTCGCAGTAAGAGCCGCCCATAGTGCGGTGTATGCTGTCGCATCTTCACCATCATCCTTATTGTATTCTCCGCAATCATCCCGTGCTGCTTTTACAAGAGTCATGCAGAAGGCAACCTGTGAACTTTTAACAGGAACCCCCAAGTAAGCACTCCACAACTTCGCAATTCGACTGTGGAGTTCTGTATAATCCCCATGCTGAACGGCCCGTGATCCACTGACCAGCCGAAACGCCTCAATCAAGACTCTCTCTGGATGGGGGTGGTCTGGCAATTCTTTATCTAAATCGAGTAGAATCTTTTGGACTCCACCAGGGGTTCCATCAGATGAAGATTCTGTTTTGTTCTTGTTACCCCCACGTAGAACACTCGATGCTCTGTATTGGGGCGACGATGATATTCCTTGGACGCTGCAAAACTCAGATCTGGAATCACTAGTACGTTGTTGCATTCTCCCCCCTTCATGGAATGAATTGTACTTACTTTGATACGAGGATTCTTAACATTATCCCCGCGTTTAAGAGCATTTAGAATATAGTGCTTACTATCGGTATCCACTTTCGTTAATTGCTCGTGCCATCGTCCAGATGGGGCAAGTAAACCCAACGTAGTTCTTGCATCTTCCATCTTAGTCAGACAATCCGGGAGTAAACCTAAAAGGTTTTTAGATCGTGGTCCAAAGGAATGTCTAAACCCTTTCTTACTCTCCATAAAGCTGTAAATATTTCTAATTTGTTCTGGTAATAACAAGGAACCTTTGCACCAAGACTCCCAATCCAGGATGGCTGTATACATTTTCAATGGAATACTAGGGGCGCCAAAACGACTGAATACCCAACCTTGCTCACGAAGCATGTTCGCATAGATATTGGCGATCCGGTTGGTTCTCGCCATAATGCACCACTCCCCACTCTCAAGGGGAACTTCTTCCAGGTTTCGATGGTACGTAACAGATCCTGTTTCTCTTGTGGGGTACCAAATCTTTGGTTCCCTTCCCTCAATGCGACGTACTATATTTTGTGCTACTTCGTATACTTTTTGAGGAAGCCTGTACGACTGCGTTAAAACTTTTGTTTGGGAAGCGCAATTCTGAAAAGCTCTTACGTCTGCCCCTTGGAATCCCATGATGGCTTGGTCATCATCACCTGTAAAGATCTGGATACGAGGGGTCTGACGAAGAACAGAAATCATTTCCCATTGTAACGTGGATAGATCTTGTGCCTCGTCCACGAACAGCGCATCAATGTCTGGGGGGTCATTCTTCCTGACGAACAGCTCAATCATATCCGTAAAGTCAACTTTGCCTTTGGCCTTTTTAAAGTTAGTGTACGATCCCACAAGACGCTTTAGTTCGTTCCACCACAAATCGTAATTGGAAGTGGATCTAAAGACTTCCTCAAGATCCATCTTTTTACTACGAGAAAGCTGGTACATTGAGAGATACTGATCACCCTGAGATACTCCTAGCGTATCAAAATCTGTTTCTACGTCCTTCTTGGCGTAGGCAGAAAAAGAGAGTCCCACTGCGCCCCCAATTTCTTTTAAATCTTGTGGTGATATCAGGTCTGACCGTTTAAAGCCGCCGGCATGGAAGGCCATCGAATGAAGGGTTTGAAAATAGGGTAACATGTCCTCTGTTACGCCCAAGTCCTTACAAACCCGTTCCCGGCTCTCGGATGCTGCTTTTCTGGTAAAGGAGACACAGGCAATTCTCTCAGGAGGGATCCCCTCCTCTAAAGCACCGCGTACCAGCTTTGAAATATTTTGAGTCTTGCCTGTGCCCGGTGGACCATAATATAATAATTCGTGTGTCATGTAACCCCTCTCTAAAACGGAATTTCCTCATCCTCATAAGTTATTTCCTGAAGTTCAATTTCCCCTTTTACAACTTCAGGTACAAACCACACACGGACTTCGCGCCAAATATCCTTATCGTCCTTAAAACGATATCTCTT